CAATTTCTGACGTAAAACTCAAAGAAAACATTGTCGATGTAAGTCCTAAGTTGGACAAGCTGCTTAATGTTCGCATTAGAAATTACAATCTCAAGAACGACGAAAATAAAACAAAGTTAATTGGCGTAGTTGCTCAAGAACTTGAAGAAGTTTTCCCGTCGTTAATTGAAGAAATTAACGACCGCGATGCAGATGGTAACGATCTTGGAACTACGACTAAATCCGTTAAATACTCGGTATTCGTACCAATCTTAATTAAATCGCTTCAAGAGCTGAACGCAAATCTAGTTGCGGAATTGCAAAGCCTTCGCCAACGTGTCGCCGCACTCGAATCCAACTAAAATACATGAACACCGAACAATCAAAACCTACCATCGACATCAACGACCTCGTTGCCGTCGTCCAGCTCATCGACGTTTGCTCCACTCGCGGCGCGTTTCGCGGTGAAGAACTCGCCACTGTCGGCGGCTTACGCACTAAGCTCACCGAGATCGTGAAAGCCAATCAGCCTGTGCCTGAGGCACCGAAAGCTGAATAAAATGGCCGGAATAAAAGACGTTAACTGGCGCAGCTTCGTTGGCCCACAGGACAACGGCAGGAGCATTGTTCCTGAGCCGCTAGGTTCTATTTTTTATAATCCTAACTCTTGGTTTCCGCCAAGCAATCCGCAGGATTATGACGACTTGTTCAAGTGCTCAAACGTGAGCAACCTAACGGCCACTGGATTGACTATCCCTGCCAGCCGCGAGGACTCGATTGATTGTGTGCGCGGTAGCAATTACCTGATTCAGTCCTGCACGATTCAAGGCTCGGTTACGGTAAAGGGAGCCATTGACGGATTTGAACTCAATAACTGCGTCATCAGCGGCACGGTCGAGTTGGGGCAGTATGACAACTATTGGATCAAGGGCCGCGCTCCGACGCGCAATGTCCGACTCATCAACTGCTGCTCACCAGATGGCTCGCCGATTAGGGTGAAGCTCTGGGACGCTGATATGCCTGTGGTGCAGAATACCAATGTGAAAATAGTCAAGATACCAAAGTGGATTTGGCTTCCGTATTTTATTTTCCGCCGTTTGACGAATCCGAAAGCTGTATAAGCCATGCTCGATCTTATCACCAACGCACTAGGCGGCGGCGCACTCGGTGTCTTGCTCCGCATCGGCAACGGCTTTTTTGAGAACTACAAGGCCGGACAAGATCACAAACGAAAGCTGGAAGAGGCGAAAGCAATGGCCGAGATCGCCAGCGACAAAGCAAAATGGGATGCGTTCACGGCTAGTCAGCAAGCGGCCACGCCTCCAGCCAACACATCGGACTGGGCGGCCAATTTGATAACGCTGTTTCGCCCGTTCATCACGCTGCTCCTTTTGATTCTGGTAACGATTGTTTTCTTTCGAGTCACGGCATCCGAGCAAGCTGAGATGATCGACGAAATTCAGTTCTGTGCGTTTAATTGTGTGGGCTGGTGGTTTGGCGATAGAATGACTCGCAAAAAATGAACGAGCACAAAGACCTTATGGAAGTGGCAAAAGTCTGGAAAGAAACAGGCTGGCTCACTGCTGTGATTGGTGGCGCGGGCATGACTGCTCGGCTATTAGCCAACCCAATCCAAGGCTCAATCTGGGACAGCGTGCGGCGCATCCTAATGGCGGCCATCGTATCAACTATTGCGTGGTTCATCGTCGAACAAATCGAGGTTAGCTCGCTCGTTAAGGCCATCACTTATGGCGTGGCTGGCGTGGTCTCTCCTGAGATCATCGACGGTCTCACTTCTCTGGCTAAGAAGTATAGCAAGAACCCTAGCAAGCTCTTGAAGAAATGAACCCGAAGCTAATCACCGCTGCGCTGGCCGCAACCGTTGTTTGCTTTTCTGGCATTGGGGTGGTTACGGTACAGAAGGTTTCGGAGAACATTGCGGAAAGCGACAGGGAGTTTGCCCTCACTAGCAATGTCCTTAGCCCACTTTTCGACATCTACGGCTTGGCTATTGTGGATGGACAAGCCAAGGCGAGCAAAGGATTGATAGACGGGAAGGAGTTTTGCGCTTCGCTGACCAAGTTGGAGAGCGAAGCCGAGCGACTGATCTCCGAGTTTGGTCAGCCTTCGGAACTCGTGGCCCAGCATAAACTCGTCAAAGCCTATTTGAAGAAAGCGCGCGAGGCGTGCGACAAGGGCGAAATCGAAACGCTGAACTCGCCGAGCATGACCGCAGAACTTTATGGCGTCATCGAGCCAATGACCGCGCTTATTAACAAGCTCTTGCTCGACAAGCTCACCGTCTCGCGCACGCACAAAGACGCCGCCGACTCGGCTTTGCTGACCTTTGAGCGGTTCGCCAGCGTCGCGGCTGGGCTTGGCATCGTGTTTGCGGTCGCGCCTTGGATTGGCAAGCGATCGAAGATCGTAAAGAAGCGAGCCAAGCGGTGAGCGATTTTGACATCCGTCGCACTAGCGATGGAACAAGTCATCACATTCGCAGCCTCGACCGGAGCCATTGACACCGAAGCCGGCGTCATCCGTGGCGTCTCGCTGATCACCAAAGGCCCAGCTCTCGGCCACGGCGTCATGATTGACGACAAAACCTTGGAGCAAGTGAAGACTGCCGCCGAGCAATACGCTGGCGGACTCAAGGTGAAGCTGAACCACTCTAGTGGCGCGGGCGACATTATCGGCTTTATCGACACGCTCCGCATCGACGGCGAGAAGCTACTGGGCGACCTGCACTTGCTGCAAAACTCTCCGCATCGCTCTTACATTTTAGAAATCGCTGACCGGATTCCTGACACGTTCGGGCTTTCCATCGCGTTCTCTGGCCCATCGGAAAAATCATCCGACAAGCTAACGACTTTGCAACGGTGCTCAGAAATCTACTCGGTTGACTTGGTGGATAGCCCTGCCGCGAACCCTAGCGGATTTTTTGCCCGTAAACTGAAACAACTTCAGAGCGGTGAAGTTGAGCAACCCGAAGCAAAAATCGAAATCGAACTTCCTATGAACGAAGAAATGAAAAAAGCCATCGAAGGCATGATTCAGTCTGCCATGATGGGCATGAATGATAAAATCGCTAAACTAGAATCCGCGCTTCCTCCCGTGGAAGACAAGCCTGCCGCTATGAGCGCGCAGAATGAAGTCGTGCAACTCGCTGCGAACACCGCCGCGCTCGCTGCCGTCAAAGAATTTGCCAAGTCGTTCGGTGCGCCTGCCGCTCCCGTCGCCTCGGCTGAGGCTCCCAAGCCTGCCGTGCAATCGCAGAAATTCGAGGAGATCGTCGCCGCCAAAGCCTCCGAGCTGAAAGGCGACAAATCTGCCGCGATCTCGTTTGCTATCAAGAATCACGCTGATCTTTACGCCGCTTATCGTGCGCGCGTGCAAGGCGGCGAAATCGTTAAACTCTAATCCTATAAACTAACATGGCTACTTCATTCAATAACACGGGCACCTTCGTGGCTAATGCGGCTATCACCGCTTTCCGCCTCGTGTCCATTTCCGCAAATCGTGGTGTCGGTCTTGCCGCCACCGCTTCGCTTCCTGACGGCGTTGCCGTCATCGACGCCGCCTCTGGCGATCAAGTCACCGTTCAATTCCTCGGCGGCACCACCATCAAGGCGACCTTGCTCGCTGGCCCCGTGACCGTTGGCGACACGCTTTTCAGCGTCGCTTCCGGCCAAGTCGCCATCACCGGCACGATCACCGTTGGCAAATCGCTGACCACCGCGTCCGACGCTGGTGCAATCATCGAGATGCTGCCTAAGAACATCTAATCTCAACAATCTACTAAACTAACATGTATACTAATTCTGCTGCAATTTTCCGTGGCGACGTCGCCGGAGTCCTAGAGCAAGCCAAAGATTGGGAATCGGGCTTGATCGGTACCGCTGCGATGCCCATCCTGAATGTTCCTGTCCGCGCTGGTCAGTATCCTTCCTTTCTTCTGAAAGAGGGTCAACTGCTCAAGAGCGAAGTCAAGAACCGCGCGCCTTATAGCACGTACGCTCGTGGCACCCGCGCTTTCAACCAAGACACTTACACCGCGCTTGAATACGGTTATGAAGAAGCCGTCGATGACACGGTGACGCTCGACGTCGCTCGTTTCTTCGATGCCGAAGTCATCGCCGCCAAGCTCGCCAAGCGCAAGCTGCTCCTCGCGCACGAACTCCGCGTCGCTGCTCAGTTGTTCAACACGAGCAACTTCACGGCCACGAACTCGACGACTGCTTGGAGCACGGCCAATATCGCCACGTTCGACGCGGCTCAGGACGTACAAGATGCGCTCGACCGCATGCTCGCCAAGGGTGAGTCCACCAGCAACGCCAAGGTCGTGATTCCATATCCAGTATGGACCCGCCTGCGCGCCTCTACGAAATTTCAGAATCGCCTTCGCGGCACTGGTCTTTCGAGCGACACCATCCTCAATGCTTCTACTCAAGCTGCGGCGGAAGTATTTGGCGTGGCTGAAGTTTTGATTGGTCGGGCGTCATACGATAGCGCACCTGAAGGCGTGGCGTTTTCCTCTGCCAATGTGTGGGCTAATACATACGTTTGGGTTGGCAATGTCACCGAAGCGTCCGCTGGTTTCTTCGGCGGAGGCGCTGGGTTTACCCTTAATTGGTCCGAGTACGGTCCAGTCATCGGCGTCAGCACCTACCGCGATGAGTCGATCAAGTCGAACATCGTCCGCGCTTCGCACTATACCGCCGAAAAGGTGGTGAACACGAATGCTGGTCAGCTGATCACGACCCAGTTCTAATCCTGATTAAGTTCAGTTCTAAGCCTCACGCCTCACCGCGTGGGGCTTTTTGTTTTGACGGTTCGCGCGCCTTCTATTGACCGAAGCAAAACACACGACCATGACGATCTCACTCTGCGTTATTTGTGGCAACGAGGCGCACCACATCGAGGCAATGCTCAACTCGTTCGTCGGACTGATCGACGAACTCTCGCTTGTCCGCGCCATCGGCTCAAAGGAGCCGGATGCTACTGAGGAGATGGCCCGAAGCTGGTGTGCAAGAAACGCCGTTCCTTTCGTTTTTAGCGACTATCGGAACGGAGTCACGGCTCAGGCTTGGAAGCACGTCGATTCCTTTGCAAATGCACGCAATCAAGCTTTCGCGCAGGCGACTGGTGACTGGCTAGTCTGGGCGGACTGCGATGACGTCTTGGTTGAGGCTGACGATCTCAAGGACAAACTCGCCGAACTCTCCGAAGAGGTGCTGATGGTGCGCTGTCCTTACGACGTGCGCGGCACCGGAAAGAAACTACAACGCGAGCGGTTCATCCGTCGCAGCGCGTTTCAGTCTGGGCGCGTTTGGCATCACGACGTACACGAAAACCTGCTGCTGTTGCCAAACGACCGCCATGTCGAGTGGACAACTCCGGTCTGGAGGCATGAGCCAGCCTGCATAAAACAAGATAACCGCAAGCGTAACCTTGCTATTCTAGGTCGCAGCGTAGGCGAAGCGGCGACCCAGTATTTTTATATCCACCAAGAGCACTACTGCTCCGGCAATAAACCAGCCGCCGAACAGTTTGGGCGCATCGCGCTTTCGTTTCCGAACCTCGACGACTCTTTTCGCTACGAGGTCCAGCTCAACCTTGCGCGCATCTCAGCCAGTCGGCGCGAGTCGATGCAGTTCGCCATGGGCGCACACGGCGTCTTTCCGTGGTGCCGCGAAGCCATCGCTTCAATTATCATGCTGGCGTTTGAGAAGAACGACGGCAAGCGCGCGGCGTGGTGGGCGTCTCGGATGCTGACCTTGCCCGAACCGGCGCAGAAAGATCGTCCGTGGACGCACGAATCGAAGTGGTACGGCTGGGCTGGGCATGATCTCGCCGCGCGTGCATATCGCTTGGCTGGTATGGTGGCGGACGCGAACGCGCTCCAACTGGTTTATCATAAGCACACCGAGCCGACCATTCGCATCACGCAAAAGACACTCGGCAATTCGACCCGCTCGGTGTCATTCCGTGACGCTTGGCTCTCGACCGCGGCACGGCCTGAAATCGTCGAGCACTATTTCCAGATTAAGGCCGACGACGCCGAGACGTTGGCAATGGCGAAGCAGTTCTTGCACCACGTCGGCGAGCCTACTGAAACGCCTCGCGCCGTGATTCGCGTGAACGTCGAAGACGGCATGGTTCCGCCTAACAACTGGGACGAACGCGTGCTGACGTGCGGAGAAACCGTCATCGACGCGGAGAACATCGAGCGAATCCTCGGAGCTAAAAAGCCATGATTCCAGAACCCGCCATCGTCGTCTGCACGAAAAACGCGCGTTGCCTCGACGTGATGAGAGCGTCGATCAAAGCCTACGTTCCGCACGGCATCCGCACCTACGTTTCGCACGGACTCGGCCCGACCTTCGGCGAGGCTTACAACGAGGCGGCGCGCATCGCGTTCAAGGAACACGATCAACTCGTGATCTGCAACGACGACATTGTTTTCACTCCGACGACGTGGGCAAAGCTCATGGGAGACGTGAAATTACTTCGCGAGCATTATCCAGACCTCGGATGGGTGGCAACGCGCTCGGACTACGCGCGCGGCGAACAGAACATCCGCAGCGGACGCGGGCAAATTGACTTCCTGCGGTTCACGTCGGAGCGAAACATTATTCAAGCAAGCGTCATCGCGCCAATCTGCGCGTGGATTCACCGCGACGCATGGGTGGATTTTCCTCCGCTCAACTGGTTCAGCGACGACGTGCAATGCCTCGACATGAAGCGACCGCATTTTATCTCGCGCGCCTACGTCCACCACGTCGGAAGCCAGACCTGCGGCAACGACGCGCAAAAGTGCATGGACGACGCCGAGCCTTGGCTGCGCGAGAATCGGCCCGAGTTGCACGCGCGGTGGTATTTAACGAAAGGCGCATAAGTATGGCCGCAGTCCGAGACTTTGACCCGACTCAGATCAATGCAGATTTCTCCGCAATCTTGGAGCAAGCTGGCATTGCGTTCACGTACCAAGGTAACAGCATCACTGGAATTTGGTCTGCTTCCAATAATGAGTTCTCGGCTTTTGAAGATCAGCGACGCGACGAATCAAAGTTCACAATCTTTCTTTTAACTTCTAGCGTCAGCGCAGTTCCTAAAGTTACGCAGACCGTTTCTCGTGCTGGTGTAACTTATTTTATTGATCGAGTGACGCTCGATGCCGAAGGAGCTGGTTGCGAAATCAGCGTGAATAAGGCGATATGATCTTTGTAACTAAAGACACGACGAAACTTGATTTTGCTCTCGCGCGTTTAGCTGCTGCTGCTCGGGTCGAACTTGGTTTAGTTATTAAGCAAGAGGCAGGGAATATATCTAAGACGATTATGATGATCGTTCCGCCTACTGGAGAGAAAATTAAAGGCGGTCAAATGATGCGTACCGTTGGAGGTGGATTTATTCAGAAAGCAAAGATGAGCGGACTGAGTAAAAACGCACAAAAACAAGGAGAAAACGCAATCGTTGGAGACTTGTTTGGCGGCAAACAAATGAGAAAAGAAAAGTCGATTGGTCTTTTTCAACGCATAGGAAGCTCAGAACTAATTCCACCAAAAGGAAAACGAACTCAATTTGCTTATGTCAAACTAGGTAATGAGTTTAAGAACAATAAACGTATTGGAATTTATCAGAAATTCTGGCGCGAATCAGCATCTATTTCAGAGATGATGGCGTTTCATAAACGATACAGAAACAACAGAGGACGAATCGGACAAGTAACCCGAAGTCCGGTTGGTCGTTGGATGGTTCAAGATCAAATGTGGGTTTCAAATCAATCGGCTGATGCATATTTGAAATATACTCAATCAAAAGTTGGCTGGGCAAAAGCTGGTTTCGCCGCTTCTGCTATTGCTTGCGGCATTAGAGTTCCTGCATGGATTAGAGACTGGGCTTCTCGCGCTGGCAGAGTGCAGTCTAATTTTGCGGCTAATCCTTACGTTATAGCCACGACTTCTGGTAATAAGATTCCTGACATTCAGCGATATGTTGATGCCGCATTTAAGATTCGTGAACGTGTCACACTAGCAAAAGTTAATGCCATTCTCGTTAATCGTGCAGTCAATCTAGGCTTTGCTAAAATTTCAAATACCGGAGTTGTAACCTACAACAAAAACGAATGAGCACACGCACAAACATCCGCAACGCTACCGCGACCGCTCTTACCTCCGCTCTGGTTGTGCCAACGGCGAACATCCTGCGCGGTCGCAATAACACGCTCGCCAGTATTAGTTTTCCATCTGCCGCCGTCTATGCCGTCACCGAGCAAATCGAAGTTCGCACGCTAGGCCCAAGCAATCGCACGCAGTACCGACAGCTTCAACTCGTCGTTGATTACTTCACGGCGGAGAGCGGAACTTACCTGATCGACGATCTTTTCGACACCGGCTCCGCTGCCGTCGAAGCAGCAGTCTTGGCCGACGTTACGCTCGGCGGTGCTTGCCGAGATACGCATTTGACGAATGTGGAATATGTGATCGAACCCGACGAGGAAGTTCGCTGGGGAACGGCTCGTCACACTTTCAACTGCATCTATCTAACCAACGACTAACATGGCAAACCACCTTGGCCGCGAGGGCCTTATCAAAATCTCGTCCACCACCATCGGCGAACTCCGCAACTACTCGCTCTCACACTCCTCCGACACCGTCGAGGACAGCGTGATTGGCGACGTCTACCGCACGCGTCAAGGCTCAATGAAAACTTGGAGCGCATCCGGCGATCTCTACTGGGACGAAGCCGACTCCGGCCAACTTCTGATCACCATCGGCTCGACCGTGACGCTGAATCTTTATCCAGAAGGCGCTACGTCCTCGGACGTTTATTACAGCGGCTCGGCTATCGTCACGAAGTTCGACGTTTCGGCTTCGTTCGATGGTCTTGTCGAAGGCTCGATTGCCTTCGAGGGCAACGGCGCGCTCTCGACCCTGACCGTTTAACGCTAGGAAAAAACACAAAACAAAACACACATGGAAGCCATTGACCTCGTCCGCGAACACTTCAACAACCTCGGCACTAAACGCATCGAAGTTCCTGAATGGAAACTCGTGATCTTCTCCACGCCAATGACCTTGGCCGAGAAGAACCGAGTTTACAAAAAGTCTCAGAACAATGATATGGATTTGCTCGTGGACATTCTGATTATGAAAGCCATGGACGAGAGCGGCAAGAAGTTGTTCACCATCGAGCATAAACCAACATTGCTCAACAAGGCCGACAGCAATGTCCTTGGTCGAGTCGCCAACGAGATTCTTGCCGACAGCTCTCCTAAGTTTGATGACTTAAAAAACTAATCGGCGGCGATGAAGGAGCCGACCTCCTCGCCGTCTATGCCATCGCAGAGCGTCTCGGCAAATTTGCTCACGAAGTCCTCGCAATGCCAGCCGAAGAAATGAAAGGCTGGCTTGTTTATATCAACCACCAAAATCGACTAAGAAAACAACATGGCAGCTGAAGGCACATTTACACTTAGAGCGGTCGATGCAACAAGGCAGGCGTTTGCCAGTATACAAAATTCGTTTGGAAGGCTGAACAATACTGCTGTCACAATTTCCAAGACGCTTAAGTTTGCTTTTGGTGCAAATGTGTTTGGTAGTGCGTTGAAGGCGATCAATACTCAGCTAGACAATGTAATTGATAAACAAGACGAACTTGGATTCTCGGAAAAAGATGTTCGTGCGGCCATGGAAATGGAAGCCGTATTTGATGGAATTCTAAAACTTTTAATACAAATTCCAATAGCTTTAGCTAAACTTGGAATTGAAATGGCAAATGTAGTTGGTGTATTAGACCCATCTAAAATTGAAGAACGATTAACTGCATTACGTACAACAAGGCAGAAAAAAGAAATTGATGATCTTGGAACTTCTTTTGCTGAATTACAGACTGAACTAAACAGCATGGGCAAAAGCCAAGGCGTTCTTGCAACTGAAGCAAGAAATAGAATCATCACATTAAACGAAGAACTCGAGGCGATTGGTTCAACTAAACCAGTTGAACAATTGAAGAAAATGATTGAAATTCAAAAACTTGAAAATTCAATTAAATCAACAAATGTAGCTCTTACAAAAGAACTTGTTGATGCTGAAAAAGAATTTGTTAATAGTTTGCCGCAAGCCAATAAAGACTCATTAAGCGTGTCAGAAACAATTCTAAATTTAAGTGATAGATACAGTAAATTAACTTATGAAATTGGTGCAGCAAAATATGCTTTGATTGCTTATGAAGAAGCTGGTGGCCCAGTTGAGGAAACTCAACAGCATTTAGTTGAATTATATAAAGAAGCCGCAGCTGTTGCTGGAAAATTAAACCCGCTATTAAAGGAACAAGGAAAGATTGGACGCGATGCGGGTGAAATTATTGCATCTGGTTTTGAAGATGCCATTTTGGCAGGTGAAAAATTTAGCGAAGTGCTTAAACAGATCGGGCGCGATCTTGTTCGTCTTGTTTTTCAAAACGTAATTACTGCGCCTCTTGCAAAAGGAATTGGAGGAGCAATCAATACTGCGCTCGGTATGCGTGCTAGTGGTGGCCCAGTTTCCGCCAACAGTCCTTACATTGTCGGCGAGCGCGGCCCAGAACTATTCGTGCCACACGCCAGCGGCTCTATCGTTTCCAACTCCAACATGAACCAAGGTGGCGGCTCATCCGGTTCCTCGATCAACATCAACTACAACATCGCCGCAGGCGTTACGCGCAGCGAACTCGCGCCGATCTTGGAGCAAGAACGTCGCCGCCTTAAAGCCGAGATTCCTGATATGGTTCGACGTGGTGGCGCGTATCGTTCAGCCTTCGCCTAATCCTCATGGCTATCTCCTATCCACTCACGCCGCCTGCTGCGCTTGAAGCCTCGCGCCTGTCCTTGACCGGACTCAGCGCAGTCTCGCGCAACGTCTCGCCGTTCACGATGCAGGTGCAGCAATACAACTGGCAAGGCCAAGGCTGGATTGGCACCGTGGATTGCCCGCCAATGACGCGCACGGCTGCGGAACAGGTCGTATCGTTTCTGCTCATGGCGCAGCGCGGCACGTTCTACTTTCAAGACTTCGCCAACCCGACGCCACGCGGCACCGTGACTGGCACGCTTACCGTGTCATCGGCTACGGCTAATGGCACGACGCTAACCTTTAGCGGTGCGACAGGTGGAACCACCTTTGCTGCGGGCGACTGGATTGAAATTGGCACCTCGCTTTACAAGATAGTGCAGGTAAACTCGTCGTCATCCGTGGACGTGTTTCCAGTCTTGCGCTCGTCTTACGCTGGCGGCACTTCAATTATTTACAGCCCAGCCGTATCGCCTTTTCGAGCGGCAAGAGGCGTGTTCCGCCTCGCCGAGCCTTCGACGCAATGGAGCATCGACACCGCCAAGTTTTACGGCGTGTCGTTCAACGTGATGGAGGACGTCGCGCAATGAGCATAACCACCGCAGGTCGCTCTCTCAGTAACGACATGACGACGCAGGTCAGCGCGTCGCAACTCTCTCCGATCATTCTCGCGTCGCTTGCTTTTCAAGCTCCGGTGAATCTTTGGAGTGGTTACGGCACGATCACCTACGCTGGCACCGGCTATCTCGGAATTGGCACGCTCGGCACGATCTCTCCAGTCGAGGAGACGACCGACCTCGCTGCGCGCGGTATTACGATGCAACTCTCAGGAGTGCCGACCGCTTTGATCGCCGTCGCACTCAGCGAGAACTATCAAGGCAAGGCGTGCTCGATAATGTTTGGCGCACTCGATTCCAGCGGCGCGCTTGTCTCGACTCCAATCACGATCTTCTCCGGTCGCATGGACGTCATGTCGATCAACGACGATGGACAGAACGCGACCATTGGCATGACTGCCGAAAACAAGCTCGTGGATTTTCGGCGTCCGCGCGAAGTGAGATACACGGACGAGGAGCAGAAAAACCTTTACTCGGGCGACAAGGGTTTGGAGTTCGTGAACTCAATCCAAGAAAAGGAAATCTATTGGGGCAACGCGAAGTTTTCAGCTCCGGTCGATGATAGCGGTGGCGGCAATTACGGCCCGACAACTTACGATTAACCATGCCGACACGCTGCGCCAACTGGCCGGAAGCTCTCGCCGCCTACATCGACCGCAAACGCAACGAGCCTTTCGCTTGGGGCGTGAACGATTGCTGCCTATTTGGTGCCGATTGGATTCAGCTTTGCACCGGACTCGACCCAGCGGCGACCTTGCGCGGCACTTATGACCGCGCGCTTTCTGGCGTGCGCGTGCTGGAAAAACACGGAGGACTGATTGGAACTATTGAGACGCACATGGAGCCTTTGGGCTTCAAGCCAATCGGCCAAGGATTCGCGGCGCGCGGTGACATTGCGGTGCGCGACTGCGGCAACGGCGACACGATGGGAATCATGCTTGGTTCAGCGGCAGCGTTTGTCGGCAAGGATGGACTTCAATTTGCTAACTTAAACGATGGCGTGGAAACGCGCTTCTGGAAAATCTAATCATGCCACAAGCAGTAATTGCCTCAATTATTCTTTCGATTCCTTACGTCACAAGCGTTGCGGCATGGGTGGTGACGACCGTTCAATATATCGCAGTCACAGCGGCATCAATGGCCGCGTCGAAATTACTCGCGCCAAAGCCTCCAAGTTTTGCGGATTCATCGCTTTCGCAGCGCTCGCAAATGGTGCGTTCGCCAATCGCTGCGCGCACGCTTGTTTATGGTCGCTGCCGCGCATCGGGCACCGTGGTTTATATGTCCACGACCGGAAGCAAAAACGAGTATCTGCATATCGTGATTGCTCTGGCCGGCCACGAGATTGAGGAAATCGAGGAGGTGTATTTCAATGACGATCTCGTGCCGCTCGTCAGCAACACGCCGACCGGATTTTACAACGGCGTCGCACGCGTAAACAAGCATCTCGGCGTGAGCGGTCAGACGGCGGACACCGATCTGATCAACGACACGGCCAGTCTGACGGACGGCAAATGGACGAGCGATCACAAGCTGTCTGGCATCGCTTACCTTTACGTCCGCCTCACTTGGGACACCGAGAAATTCCCGTCCGGTATTCCGAACATCTCGGCGGTCATCAAAGGCAAAAAGGTACTCGATACGCGCACGAGCACGACGGCTTACTCGGCAAATCCTGCATTGTGCTTGCGTGACTATCTCACCGACTCGGCTGTAGGCATGGGCATGGACGCGACCGAGATCGACGTCACCGCGATCAATGCAGCCGCGAACATCTGCGACGAGGACGTCGAGGTAAAACCAATCACGGTTCCAGCGACCTACGAAAACCGCTACGAGTGCAACGGCGTCATCGCCACGAGCGCGTCGCCCGACGAGAACATCGGCAAACTCCTCTCGGCGATGGGCGGACTCATCGCCTACTCAGGCGGCAAGGTCGTTCCTTATGCTGGCGGCTATCGCATCCCAACGGTGACGCTCACCGAAAAGCACTTCGTCGGCCCGCTGAACATCCAGACGCGCACGAGCGCGCGCGACCGCGTAAACTCGGTGAAAGGCGTTTACGTCAGCGAAGGCAACGGCTGGCAAGTGTCGGACTTTCCGACGATCTCGTCGGCGACCTACGTTACGAACGACAACAACACGCGCTATTACCGTGACGTTGTGCTGCCGTTCACGACCTCGTCATCCTGCGCTCAACGCTTGGCCGTCATTGAGCTGCGACGCGCGCGCGAGGAAATTACGTTCACCGCACGCTTCCGCCTAGAGGCAATGCAAGTTCGCGCGGGCGATACGGTCATGATCACCAACGCAAAGCTCGGTTGGTCATCGAAGGTTTTCGAGGTGATGGAGTGGCACTTTGCAACGGACGGCAATCCGCCTCAGCTTTACATCGACATGACTCTGCGCGAAACCGCTTCCTCGGTTTACTCGTGGACGGTGTCCGACGAGGTTTATGTTGCCGACTCGCCAAACACGACGTTGCCCGACCCGTTCACGCTCGGCGCGCCATCGAGTCTCGCGCTCACCGCAGACGGCACCACGCAATTTATCCAAGCCGACGG